GTTGCTAATTCTTGGAATTTAGGATTATCAGGTGTAATTCCTGCGTCAGCCAATTCTTGTGCAAGAGGTGTTTGTGTCGGTACTGGGGAAATTCCCTCAACCTCAACATATTTTCCATCTTTGCCCATTTGAATAAACACTTGTTTGCCATTACGCATAACTGGAATTGGCGCACCCGCTGGCATATTAACTACGTTACTACTAACTGCTCGACCTGCTAGTATTTGTCTTGTTTTGTAAGCATCAATACTAAGAGGTGTTTGACCTGCTTCTCTAGCTTGTTGAGCATAAAGTTTGTATTCAGCCAATGGGCCACTATCTTGTTTGCCCAATTGCTCGTATTCCAATTTAGCAACTGGCGCAATGTATGGGTTTTGGCTCATCATCATCTGCACAAGACGTTGACGTTTTTGCTCTGGGTCTAACGGCGCACCGCTTGTTGGAGCAATTGCTGCCTGTGGTGCTACAGCAGGTTGAAACGCAACAGCAGGCGTTTCTACGTTGCCCGACGATGCTGTTTGCAGATTCGGATTGTCCTCAAAGTCAGAACCCATTGGAGTAAATGACGTTGCAGGCCGTGCTTGCACTTCAGGCATACCCATAACTGCGGCACGACCAGGTGAGGCAGTTGGGTTAAGGCTTGACAACATTTGTTGCGCTTCTGCCTTGGCTTCTTGATTTAGCTTAATGCGTTCTTCATCGCCCGTACCTCTTGCGCCCATGTAGGCTTGCAACACTTTGGCAAGTCCAGACAAAGGGGAAATAGGCGCTTGGATGCCTTGATAGCTTTGCGTTTCAATTGGTTGAAACGCCTGCTGTTGCATAATCTGCGCTAACTTTTCGTTACGCTGAATTGCCGCTAATCGAGTGTTGTAGTCCAAATTCATGGCTTACCCCGTGTAATTGTTTGCATTCATTGCTGGCGCTTGAGCATTAGCCGAATCAAACATACCGCCAGTCTGCGCTTGACCAAGTTTCAACCGAGCCATGTAGTCTTGAAAATCTTGCATTTTGTTCTGTTGGCTTGCTTGTTGATACATTTTCATCGCATCTTGAGCGCCACTAAACGGGTTCTGAGCTTGCGGCATTTGCTGTTGCATATCACCTTGCAACTCAGTTGGTTGGGCTTGTTGTTGCAACATCTGAGCCATTTTCTGCTGCGGAGTCATGTTGACGTATTGATTAAGCATCGCAATTCCTTAATAACTCTAAAGTAGGCAACAAGGCAGACTTTAGTGCCGCCATGTTTATTTTATATTTTTCATGCAAATTTGGGTGTTTTTCTTTCATCCATGCCACTCGATCCGCTGAGTGCGCCAAATACGCTGTGCAATCGTAACAATCAAGGCTTGAATGGTCGATTGCAAAATGTTCTGGTAACTGACATTGAGTCTGTAAAAACGCCAAAACCTGTTTTTTAGTCCATGTTTCTATCGGTTGAATGTACGTCACACCATTGACTACCGACCCATGCCGAGCCGTGGATTTGTGGCTTTCATCAAGCCGTTGCCCACGGATCAAATGCGTAATCCCACGTTTTGCAATTGCCTCTGTCAGAGGTTGCCCTACGTTTGCCCAACAACAATTCAAATAACTTTGCACTCGTACTGGTTTATCGCCTGCGAACACCATACCTTCAAGGCTATGGTCAACTGGCACAACATCGCTTGGATAACCGTAAAACTTAATTTGTTGCTCTTGGTCTGACTTAACCTCAATAAACTCAACCGCCTCTGCTTTTACCTGTTCGATGATTTCCATCGTTTCAGGGTAAGACTTGCCAGTATTTGCCCAAAAGACAATGGGATTCTTTTCACGGTACAAGTACCAACACGCTAAAGAATCCTTCCCGCCTGAAAACGCTAATCCAAGCATTAGAAATACATCGCCGCCATGCCGCCCAAAGACGCAATTCCTTGAATACCTGCATTAGCGCCTGACTGTGCAATACCGTACCGTGACATATCAGCTTGTCCTTGCGCTTGCGTACCCGCAAAAGTAGGTGATGGTGCAACGCTTGTACCTTGATAACCTTGGAATTGAGGCAATTGAATCTGCGACCCACCCATAAGCCCAATAACTTCGTTAATTGGTTGCGCCCGTAATGCCAAGTCCTGCGCCAGCTGCTGTTGCTGTGCGGTATTCTGAAACTGAGCTTTGTTGAGCCCTTGGCTATACTGCGTGCCTTGGGTGGTCATGCCTCGACCATAATTGTCTTGCATTGCCGTGTTGTACAACCCTGCGCCTGCTAGTTGCGCTTGATTAGCAAACGAACCTAATGTTTGTTGCTCATTTAAGCCTTGTTGCCGAGCCGCCATGTCCAAATTGATACCTTGGAGTGCCGCTTGGTTGTACAAGTCGTTAATCTGTTGCGAACGATTACGAAACGCCGCATCATAAGCCGCTGTGCCAGGCGCTAAACCTTGATTGGCTAATTGTTGTTTAAACGATGTATCGCCAGCCTCAATTGTTGGGTTTAGGCGTTGTAAGATCAAATCTTGTGCAGTCGTTCCCGCATTGATTGGCATCCTTGCAAGGTTGCTTGTGTCAAGCGAATACTGCAACGGAACTTGAGATTTAGACGTAAAGTTTTCAGATAATGGCACAGCACCATAACCACCAAAATCGTGTTCAATTTTTGTCGTAGTTGGAACAAACGGTCTTGAAAGCGTGTCATAAGCATTGGCAATTCCGACTTCACCAAGGTTTGCCAAAGCAGTTTGTACACGTTGCTGCGAGTCTAAAGTTTGTTGCGCTTGTGGGGTAAGGGTTTGAGTAACAGTCGGAATGCCGCCGCCGGTCATGTATCCTTCACGGGTTGGCGCTGCGCCTCGTTTTGCTTGTGCAGCATCGTAACCGGCTTGGTCAAAGTATGTTGCACCCGTTGTTGTATCGCCTTCTGGGTTGCCTTGCCGCATAAATGAATTGCGGTCTAAATTGCCAGCGTTGTATTTAGCCAACGCATTTTCATAAGAAGATTGGTCAAATGTTGGGCTTGAATAAGAAACAGTCTGAGTCCCAAATGGCGTATACATATTTGGGTTTGACATAAGATTTGACTGTCTAGCCGCCGCTAGGTTATCAATACCCTGCTGTTTGGCTGCGCCCAAATAATCTGGCGCTGGCGGTGCTGATGCTGATTTACCCATTTTCTACCCCTAGAAACCGGCAATTTTCTTTTGCCAATGTCAAAAATATAATATCGCCATTCGGTACAGCATCTTTTACCCTTGCTTCTTCAACAAAACCCATCTTGGTAACTAATTTTAGGCTTTTTGCATGGGTACTGCTCACCGGCACAATAATCTTTTTTACCTTACAAAACTCAAAAGGGTAGCTAAATATCGCTTTTAAATACCCTTTTGTTATACGACTTTCAATTGCTATGTGGCACACAATCGAGGCTTTATTCCAGTTCTCGTAAATCACGCCTGCAATAATCTGACCGTCACGCTCTAAGCCAATTGCTTGCGACCCATCTGCAAAATACTTACCCTGCACTCGTTCAGCAACCCAATGGCCTATGTCAACGCCTTGGGTTATATGCCACCCCAACCTTGTTGATAAACAATGTCCGTCGATGCCCATAGAATTGTCGTTCCTTGAGAGGCAGATTTAAACTGTGTTGCAGCGCAATATCCGATTCCAGTTACGCCTTGCCAATTGTTTGTGATTACCGTGTCAGTAGCCCAATAGCCTACATCCCACAACGCAACGTCCCATTTAGCAGATACTTGTGGGCTAAAACTTAGCGCCGCAGTTGTGTCTGCCAAGTCAAAATCCATGTTTAAACCAATGAATATTGACGGTGTGCCGTTTGTAAAGATTGACGGTCTAGCTCTAGTGAAATACTTTTTGTACCCACGGGCATCAAAATAATTAAACGCTTGCAACGCATAGCCGTTTATGTCGCTTGTATCATCAGCGTAGTTGTCATCCCACGCATGGGCAACAAATCCATTGCCGCCCCAGTACGGCTCGTTGTCAAAGATTGCCCAACAATTAGCGTACTGGCCTGTAAAGTTGCACCAGGCTTTAGTGATGTTATTCATCACATATTGCTGTTGTTGACCTTCAGCAACCGGCACATTGACCGTCAAAGCATTGTGCTGTGGGTCAAAAATAATGTCCCACCCAAAATTACTGCCATACGTTTGCGTTGCAGCAGTAAATGCGCCTTGAATCTTGTCCGACAGGGCCACACGGGGATCAAGTCTAGATGATTGCAGGCTTGCGGCAAGTGGATATAGACCGTTGTAAGTCAACATCAACATATCGCCGCCGTACTTTAGTAGGCATCGCTTACCAACGGGCTTACCAACCCTCCAAACGCCGATTAGCGCCCATTTCGTAGAGTCTGAGGGATCAGTACCCGCCCACACAATAATCTCGCCATTGGACGTTATAAACACTAGGTTATCGTCTACGCCGTAGCCTGCATCAATCGTCCATGTTCCTACAGCAACCAAGAACCCACCAAGTTGGGCAACCGAACTCATATCAATTGCGTTAGCTGCGCCTGCAATGCTCAAAGTTGGCAAATACCAAGCCTTGAGAGAATTATTTTGTGTAAACCAAACTTGGTTCTTGAAAATGGCAATGTTGCTTAAACTGCTTGCCGTTACGCCAGTAATAGTTGGATTTGTCCATACTGACCCGTTATACAGTAATGGCGCATCTATGCCATTGACCAAATACAAATAGCCACCGGCTGGCGTTGTGACGTTGGTGTATTCCCATTGAGCGTTTGTCAAACCTGTCTTTACAGCTGCACCAACCGCCCCGCCAGTAGTACAGTCGTAAATTGACGTACCTGCAATTGCGAATAATTCATCAGTTGCGCCGCTTGAGTAACCCATAAGCGTCTGCACTTGACCTGGTATGCCGGTAGAATATTTAGTGTACCCACCACGCAACACCACATTGTTGACTGTCGGGAACAAATTGGTTAATTGAACGGCATCGAGCGTATCCATGTTTGCAATGGAGTCCCGCACGTTCCAGCCACCAATAGGCGCTGGCAACGATTGAACACGAGCCGCCGTACCTTGAACAAGTCGGCTTGCCATTAGTTTGTCCCGTAGCCAGTATCAGGAATGTTGTCGTAGCCAATCAAGACTGTGCCTGGGCGTGGTGCAAACGACAAGTTAGCTGCCGAGGTATCTTGCGCCCGAACAATCTCAAATTCTTCGATATAGTTGCGATACATCGCCGTGGTATCAAAGCCTTTAGCCTCAAAATACTTGAGCTTTGTAGCCAAAACCATCAGTCGATCAGGATAGATGCAAGTGTCGCTGTCGGCAGTAAATGAATTTTTTACAACATCAGTTGACGACAATGCCCAACCTTTTGACCGATACTCGTATCCAAGCAGTTCGTTAGTCGAAACGCCAGGCCAAATCTGAAAGTATTTGCCCAACAAACGCCAGCGAATCCGTGGGCCAGTAGCGATAAACCCCGATAACAACCATTCCCATTGCTGTGGACTTTCAGGCCCAAGCATTTCCCAATGTTTTGATTTGTCCCAATGGGTTCTAGGAACGGTTGATTCGTAATCTGTAGGTAGATCGTACTTGACCTTTTCAAAAGTAATTGAAGTGCCTAAATACGTCCCTGTGGCGGGTAAATTGATGGTTACTTGCGTAGCCGAGTCAACCGATTCAATATAAGCAGCATTTGAGATACCGTTACCCACAACCTGATACGTTGTATCAAGCCCAGCTGTCGATGGGATGCCGGTAATCGTATATGTGTTTTCAACCACATCGCCAGTCGTTACGCTAAAGACGGTAGTGAACGTGTGCTGTTTGGTTAATTCCCGCCAGTCATGCTTTCGCAAGAACTCATAGCCGGCAGCGTTCATCAACGCCAAGATTTGAATTACATCTTGGTTCGTATTCGATGCCACAGTAGTTGGCGTTGATACACCCAATTCGTTGGTAACTTGGGTGACTAGCTGTAGCATCGTTGATGACATTTATTCCTCTTTTTTTGGCCTCCCAACCTTCTTTTCCGACAACTGAGCCATCAAAGCCGCCATTTGCTCTTTGACTTGAGCAAGTTCCTGCTTGGTGTGTTCAATCTCAGTTTGACTAGAAGATTGGTTTTTAACTTGCAAATAACGCCTTGCCAACTCTCGTAAGCCCATCGCACCCA